ATCTAAAACTCGCTCGGATGGATTTCTAATATTGTCCATGAAATTAGGACTATCAATTGGGGCTCCGAAAACCCTTCCAATTATCTCTCGATTCTGCTCATTGATCGCATATCGTTTCATGGAGTCTCGCAAAACATTGGCTTCTGCCGGGACATTTGGTTCAACTTTTTCAAGTTGTCCTTGGATATAGTCCATCATTCCGGCCTTTAATTGTCTTATCTGAGACCCAGCTTTAGATTGAGGATCAAGATTAAGCTCCATGCTATCACGCAAATTTGCCAATTCTTTAATTCCGACATCCGGAAGCTCTCGCATACCATCAATTGTGCTTTTTACTGTATTGTAGGTATCTTTTCCTATTCCCCATCCTGGATTATATTCCCTGATTGCGCCGGTATCAGCATCGAACATTTGAGATATTCCAGGAACTCTATTGGACATTTGATTTATCACTCCTGGAACATGATCTTGGTTTGGAAGTTCATAGTTTTTAAGTGCATTCATGAGAGGAATTTCAGCCTCTTTTGTGGCCTTGTAATTGTCTGAAAATGTCTTTTTAATACGATCTCCTGCCTCTTGTAGATCAGGAGTTGCTTCATAATCAGGAGCAATATTTTTTATGTTCAAATCAGTATGAGATAATGCCTCTTGTTTTTGAAATGCTTCGATATCTCCAATTTTTCCGCCATCTTCTGTTTTCAATTGCTTCATTGTTTGATAATTGACATCTGCCGCTTGATTATTCATTGAATCGAGCTGTAATCTATTTAACGGAAATTGTGATTCTGGAAGCCTAGATTGAGCATCAATCAACGCCTGTTTCTGAGGTAAATCAGTAGTTAGGCCCATTGCCTTGGCATCTGCCAATTGCTTTTCTATTTCTGATAAATCAGTAGCTTTAACGGCCTCTTGATATTTTGCAAACTGTGGAGCCTCAGGATTTATTCTAGTGATTGGAGCGTCTGGAGGAGGAGTTGGTACAGCCGTAGGCTCTGCTTGATTGGCTTGAATAGCTTCAGGAATAGAACCTTTTAATGGACCAAATTTCTTTAGACCGGAAATAGTTCCATGGATAGCAAGACCGGTTCCAGCGCCAAATATTGCCGATAATGCCAAATCTCCTTTGGCATCCCAAAGAGCAGAAGCAAGCTTTTGAGCGTTTAAATCTGGATCGCCCAATGCTTGATCTGACACTACATTTCCAGCAGCAAGCCCAGTGGCATCAATAGCACTTCCAAGCGCAACTTTCTTTAAACCGGATATACCAGCTTTTTCTAACAATGCTCCGGATCCGCCGGTCATGGCCAACATTCCGGCATTTCCGAAGGCATTTCCAAAAGTCGTTAAATCCTGACTTTGTTGAACTCGACGGGCTTGATCAGCCTGATTATCCATAATCTTATTTTCAACAATGCGTGATGCACCAAGAGTTACCCCGGAAGCTATAGACTCAGCTAATGCTGTTTCTTTTTCTTTATTTTGTTCAAAGAATTTCGGCAAACCAAAAGCCGGAGTCACCTCATTAGCTATAAATGGAGCCGCTTCTTTTGCCCCACGACCTACTGATTTTCCCCATTCAACGGTGCTATTTAAAGCATTTTCAAGCATGCTTCCAACTGGCGACGACTGCGCTTCAGCTTGATCATTGGATTGTTTCAGTTGATCAATTGGAGAGCCAGCAGGAGCGGCCTGCGGAGCAGATACTTGAGCCGGCGCTGCATCTGCCTCATCATTAGATTGTTTCAATTCATCGATAGAACCTGGCATTAAAACTCTTTTCCATATTTTCTAACCATTCGGCCATGAAATCTTATTGATTCAGGATGATTCGGATTTGCATTAGCAATTTGCAGATCATTTAAATCTTTTGCATCCATATGGGCCATTGGGTTTGAGGATGTTTCTGCAAACATATCTGGCTTATAAATCCACATATCAGTTTTCATATTATCCAAAGCTTGATTAAGTCTTTGTCGATTTTTTGATACAGTTCCTTCACTTTCAAGGCCAGTGAGACCTCCGCCTGGCAGAATTCCATTGAGAAGTTCTTTTGCAGCTGCTGGCTTCATTTTCGCAGCATTTGATAAACTTAGAGCCATTGAATTTAAAGCTCCTTCGCGATCTGCAGGAGATAATTTCGCACTGATTGCCTTGTCTGCCATATCGTTAAAACTTTGATTCAAAAACTGTCTTGATTTTTCAACGCTTTGATTATGTTGAAGAGATTCGAGAGCTTGTTTCTGTTGATTAGGATCTGAAATAGTTTGTCTGATCACAGAATCAGCATCTGATGGCAAAACTCCGCCAGCTCCAGGCTTTCTATTTGAAAGAACTCCCATGATCATATTGTTTCTCTGCTTATCCATTTGTAATTGAGAGAGAGTAGCCTGAGTATCCAACTGAGCTTTGGCATTTTGGACTTTATTTGATTGCGCGCCTAACATCATTTGAGCGAGGCTTATTTGCTGATTTCTGGTGGCCATATTTGCTTGTAAAATGTCGTTATAATTTTCTCTGTTCATTTTCCACATATTCATAGTATTTGAATAGTCAGATTTTTGAGCTTCAACATCATTATTGACTGCTTGTTTTATTTTCTCATAGGCTATATTTGGTCCGCCAGCTTGTGCGGCACCTGCTCCGCCTAAGGCTAGAGCTATTCCGGTCATTATTCTCGAACCAGTTCCCATTTGATGAAAATATCGATTTGGATCGAAATGATTCGGATTATTTGGATCGAAATATCCTTTAAGTTTTTCCATGTAAGCAGCATCTTGCGCAGTTCGTTCTGCCATGATTTGTTGTGGACTGACTTTTTCAAGCTCAGAAGGAGCCATGTCTGCAATGGACTTGCCGCTTGAATCAGGCGTTGGATTTATCTGCTCATTTAAATTTTCATAGATTTTCTGTTGGGCTCCGGCAGCCTCTTGTTGAGTTTTTTGATAAGCTTGAGTGGCCTCAATTTGTTGATTAAGAGCCTGTTCATATGTTTGAGTTCCAGGAGCTTGATTAGTTAAGTTTTTATTTGTTGGTCCGGCATTGCCAACGGCTGGAATTTGATCAGACTGGCTTTGAGCAGGAGCTTCTGGTTCATCATCCTCTTCAACCTCACCGCCATCAGCATATCCTACGTTGGAATAACCGGTAGGTCCATTGCTTGTAAATGGAGCTGGCGGAGTCATATCCATTTTTGCAGGAGCTGGCGTTGCAGCCGTTTTTTGTGGTGCTGCAGTTGTAGTGGTTGCTTCGGGAGCTTTCTCGGGAATTGGATCTGGGTTGTAGTAAATACTATTTGGATTATTTTTGTTTTCTGCAGCCTCTTGTTGCATAGATTTATGAGCTGTTCCGCCACCAGACATTTTCACGGCGCCGCCACCACACATTTTTTTAATAACATCATGTGCTTTTGGACTTAGACCTTTTTTATCAACGGTGAACTTTCGTCCATTTTTATGCTGAATATGATAGCTATCTTCTGCATCTGAAATGACTTTAAAATCTTTCATTTGACTTCCTTTTTATCCATTGATTCAGAAACAAGATTTTTAAGATCTTTTTTGATCACGTCTTTTACTTTCGAGACTTTATCTTTTTCTTTAGCCAGATCTTGTTGAGCGCGCTCCAGTTTTATCGCTTGGAACAAATATTTGTTTTCTAGACTTCTATTAGATGTTTCTAAGTAACGAATATAATCTGCCTCAGAACTGAATCCAGGGGGCAAGGTCGCACATGCAGATAGAATTAAAAGCATGATGAAATATTTCATGAAGCCATCTTTCTTGAGCTGATGGCGTTTTTTAGTGCTGCTTTGAATTCTTCAGGAGATCCTTTTGAACTACCTTTTCCGTGCTTTCTAAGTTGTTCGGCTACAAAATCAGCAGACCCCTTAACTGGATCTTTGGATTCCATAATTGATTTCGGTATTACGACTGAACCGACTTTAGGATTTGCCGGAACAACATCATTTTTTTCACTATCTCCAGAGACTTTAGGCTTTCCAGGTACTGGTTTTCCGGCTTCAAAAACAGATTTTTTACCAGAAGCCACAGCCATTTTGTCTTTTGGCTCAACTACGCGTTCTTTTGGACTGAGGAGAGCTTTAGCGGTACCACCGAGATTCATTTTAGCATGATAAACTTCAGCCATGTCTTTAACATGTGGTGGTATTTCTCCACCGTCAGAATAAGACAGAAATTTATCAAGCGCCTTATCCTCTTCTTGTGATCCAGAAGCCGCATTCATGAAGCTATTTCCGGCTATTTGAGATCCAACAGCATTTCCAATCTGAGCGAAAGACTGACCAACATTTGTATTTCCAGCTCCATAATTGGCAACACCGGCCTGTTGCATAAGTGAGTTTGCAATCTGAGTACTTGGATCAACGGTTCCACCATCATCATAACCAATCGTTCCGCCGTCAGCAAAGGCCGCTGCTATACCGCCTAGAAGTCCTCCAGCCGTCTTTTGGTTTGCCGAAGCATTTTGGGCCGCCGCTGCAGCATTTATCGCCTGAGGTGCCAATTGCTCTTGTCCTATCGTACCTAGAACTCCGGCTTCTTGTCCCTGAGCTCCTAATTGTTGTTGAGCATTTAAGGTTGCGGCTTGCCCAGCCGCTTGTTGGCTCATCCCTGCCGCTTGTTGACCAGCTAATCTAGTCGCCAAAGCAGGATTTATTCCTTTTTGTGAGGCAACCAATCCTGCACTTTGTTGGATTGCTTGATTAGTATTCTGCTGAAACTGAGATTGTGCTGGATTAGGCCCTGTTCCTGCTGCCTGAGCAGCCAAAGCTTGAGCTAACTGTTGCTGCTGGCTGATAACTCCAGGTGCAGTTGCATTGAATTGATTCTGCGGAGTTAATGCCTGAGTAACGCCACCGAGTAAACTTCCCATTTATAGCCCCTTTTCAAAACATTCATAGAGTCCTAAGGAATTAAAACCATGCTTTATAGCTCTCTCTTTGATTGCAGGATGTTGCGTATCGCAGAGAAGCTTTTTAACTTTCATCTCTTTGGCAAGCTGGATTAGTTTCGATGTGATCTGATCCAGCGCCCAACTTCTAACGTGTTTATATGAAGTGGGATTTGAAATGAAAAAATCAAGAATTCCACAATGATTATTAGTGAGAATCAAAAATCCAACAGCAACATCGTCAGAGATAATTCCAGTTTCTGGAAGCGACCATTTTGGCGGCGGATTCATATCACGAATGAATGCCCACTCCTGTATTGTCGCATAATCCGAAGATTTATAAAGTCTCATTAAAAGCTTGCTCCTGCTGGAAGTTTTTCCAAACCTTTTTTAACTCCGACGATAAACGCAATACCAGAAAGCGCGAATCCTTGCCCTGGAGATCCGCTCTGAGTTTCTGTAATGTTAATCATCATCGAAGTACATTTTTGTACTTTCATTCTTATTCTAAATTGATACTGTCCTGGATTGCTCAAAACTGGAATAGTTACCATCTGAACTGGTGTCGTTTTGAAATCCGTATAGATCGTAATATTCAATGTATGAGGACTGTAATATGTTCCCATCAATTGCATTTCCCAGACTCTACCAAAGCCAGCAATTCCAGTGAACGGAATCCATCCTGTTTGAATCTCAATTGGAATCACGCTTCCATTGTCTGAAAATACTCCAGGCGTTTGTTGTAGAATGGCTCCGTTTGGCTGAATGTATGTGAATAGATTTTGAAAAACTGTTGAGTCTGCGACTTCTGATGTGAAGGGGTCTACTTCCCATTGACCAACATGCCAGTCATAAATCAAATTTGTTCCTGAAATTAATGTGAATATGACTTTATTCTGAGTTTCGAACTTCTGAACTGACGTTACCGTTTGTCCATTGAAAGATTCTACATCTGCGCCTATGTAACTTTCTGTTAGCGAGTGATCTAAATGGTAAATGCCTTTAACTGCATCTTGATAAATCAATCCTGTTGGAATTTCCATTACGGCATTTGGATTAGAGCATCCTGATATTCCAGGAACTTTTGTAGCTTCACTAAAATCATTATTGGTTCCTGCTGGTGTTGGACCTTGTCCGACTACGTAATATTTTGAAGTAGGTCCAAATAAAATCAATTTGTCATCAAGAGGTGATACGGCCAAAGCTTGACCAATTCCTTGATCGATATTTTCGACAAATAGCTCCGAATTGAATTCGACCGGAACACCATTTATATCTTGTTGAGAATATCCCCATTGAAATGGGTTTTCAGGAGATAAATAAACGACCCTGTTTTTGAATTTAGCTACGGCTGAAACAGCAGGAGCATTGATATTTTCAACTGTTCCGCCAGTGGTATAAAGCTGCTCATTCCCAATGATTTCTGCATCAGGAAGAGTATCTGTGATAGTCAAATAATCGACAGTAGGATCATTTATGGTCAGTTTATTATAGTTTGGAGCATTCAAATTAACTGCCGTAACTCTATAGAAAATAGTTCCATTATTTTCTGTTCGATAAAGCACAAGAGAGACGTTTTGTTTTGCCGTTTGTCTTAATGTTGGGATGTTTATCGTAATCGTGCTTATGTCGAAAGTCTCAAAGCTCTGCCCTGATGCTGTGGCCGTTGCTGGTTGGCTAACACTAATTGAAGCCCCAACTGTGAATCCTGTGATGTAAGTTCCGGCAGGAAAAAGAGTTGGCGTTGATGTAGAACTAATTACTGCGCCTAGAATTTCTCCCGTTACAACGTATCCACCGGTAATTACATTTGAACCGGCAACTGTACTGCCAGTGAAAGTTACTGGAGTTAGTGTATTATTTGCTGGTAAATTAACAGTTAATGGAATACTTGGCGCTGAGCGATTGATCTGTCCTTGAGCATCAACCCATTCATACAATGCAGAATATTGAACTTGATTTACAACTGCAGCACTGGCGCCTATGCCTATACCTCCAGTGTTATTTTGAACAATTGCCCCGAGAGAAACATTCTCAGGGAAAATATGAAAACCTTGTTCAGTAATATTTTGGCCATCATATGCCCATAGTTGCCCAGATCCTAAAAGCAAGTTGTTCCCAAGTTGTATTTTTGGCGCTGGAATTGTTGGATTGAAATTAAAAGTTACGGACATTCCACCATTTTGAGACGTGACGATGCCGGATACTGGTACGGCATTTTCTTCGATCAAATATCCAATTGAATAAACTCCAGATGAAATCTGAACCACTTCTGGAAGTACAAAAACTTCTGCCTCCATCTGGCTAGAATTTGGACTGATGCTCACGCTGTTATAATATCCAGGAGCAAGACCCGGAGCTAATTTCATGACGATATTGCCCAGACTATTAATTAAAAAATAAGTCGGTTCGCCAGATACTGGATAATAAGATATTACTCCAGATAATGCCGGATTTGTTGATGCGATTGGTTGATAACTTCCATTATAAACTCCTAACATGAAATTCTGGCCATTATAATTAAAGCATTTCGATGCCAAACCAAGGCCACGAACAAATACAACTCCAGCAGTTAGACTTCCGCTGATTGTTAATTCGTAAACTTTAATAAAATTTGAATGATTTTGAGATGAACTACTGCTGCTAGGAAAGAAAATTTCAGCATAAATAGTTGCGACTGTTCCTTGAACATTTAAAGTAACATTCTGGATAATTGCAGATGAATCAAATGAAGTTGTGGCAAGTACAATGCTCGTAAGCGTAGAATTAAAAACAGTCACAACATTATAAAAAACTGATGTTTGATTTGTGGTACATCTTGCAATCCAGATATTTCCAGAACCATCAGACTCAAGCGAAATCATGAAAGCTTGAAATGTAGATGGAACAACTTGTATTGATGATAAAGTTAAGCCTGAGTTTAAATAAACGATACTAGCGCCAATGCCGGTTGAATAACAGATATAGAGATTTCCATTTGCTTCTAGAATATCTAAACCTGTAAATTGCCCTATACTTGAAATCAGTGTTGGACTGGATATGACCGTCGGTGTTGCCGTGCTAATTGAGCGATAATTTACATGGCCAGTAATAGCTTCTAGATAAACTATAACAAAGTTAGCCCCAACAATCCCAACTTTTCCGCCCTTTGATGTTGAGCTAATCGGCTGATTGTAAACTAGTGTTGATCCTGTTTTTGTATCAATTACGCTATAATAAACACCCCAATTTTGGTTGGTGGCCGTTGCATAAGTATAAATGAAACATTTTAATCCGGTGACGGGATCATATGATTGATCACAAAATCCAACTGTGTAAAGCAGTCTAGCTATGCTTTCAGTTTCTAAAGAGATTGGAACGAATGCCCCTTTTGAAATCTGTGCATTATCTTCAGGAGAATATGAGTAAAGATTAGTTCCATCGCCCGACAAGAGTTCATTTTGAAATGTTGATAGGCTAACTCCGGCGCTTAATGGTGTTAATGGAGCAAAACCATCGCGCTTCTGATATTGACCTGGAGATTGGAAACTTGTGTTCTGCAAGACAGTCATCTTATTTTGCAAAGACTTTGGATCAGATTTTTCATCCAAGCCAGCGGTCATTTTTACTTGAACATTGGAAGGACTCAAGGGCATTTAAAACCTCAAAAGCAATATAAGTTAACTTGGCAAACTGCTGACGACGTTAGAATAAAACTTTTCTGCGGATTTGGAACAGCAATCAAATTATCAGAAAATTGAGATGCGGCATTTGTGCTAATCACTGAATATCCGGTCATACCATATCCAAGTCCGTGATTAATTGTATTCGGACCAATGGCGAGTGACTGATTCATCACATAGTTTCCCTGTGTGATTGGATTAGAAATTAGAGGATTAACAGATTGACTGATATTCTGCTGAAGTTGATTTAGATCTTTATCCTTCGTTTGAACCAGAGCTATTGCTTTCATCAGAAATAACCTCCGGCGCCACCAAAGCCGCCGCTGCCATCATCTGACCAGCCAAAATTTCTACGTCTTGAATCACTGACTGTATCTGGTTCTGCGATATCACGATTTTCTGCGGCGGCCTCTATCCTTTGGAGCATTGCCTGTTTCTCTTGTACAAGTTCAGCAGTGTCTGATTCTTCTTTCAGGAGCATCTTGCGAGCCACATCAATGATTACGTAATCTTCCCATCCCGAGATGCCATCTAGAACATCTGTGTCCTGCATGAGAATCTTAGACCGTGGTGCATACCAAATTCTTACCGTTTGATTGCCAATTGAAACAGGCACTAACTCGATATAGTTTCCAGTGAATCGATAGCGCAAGTTTGTGAATCCCCAATAAGTATAGACATTGGGAAAGTTCAAAAGGTTTTGCTGTATTTTATTGAATCGTTTTAGAGTTACCCATGCCGTTGGATCTGATGGGTTTAGAGTAATTTCTACGAGAGTTGATTTAAAGAAATCCGCTGGCAATTGATAAAGCTGTTGTCCTTGGACCGTACTAAAAAGATAAGTTGAGCTTGAGAAATATTCATCTCCGAATTTCTGAGCCAAGATGTCATAAAGTTCTTTGTATGAATTTGAAATGTAGCTATTGATCTCAGTTAATGAAACATATTGAGAATTTAGCATATCTGCACGCAGATAAGACATGAGCCTTATCCATTGCAGAGAAACTTGACCAATTGCTGCTGGAACTATGTTTTGTGGCACTGTATATGCCGACAATCCACTTATATTGAAAGATGCTACCTGATAATAATATTTTGTCCCAGCAACAACTCCAGTAGGGTTTGAAATAGGATCATAAGCAGCATCAAGATAGAAATTATTAAGAGGCGAACCAGTAATCGTCGCCAACATTGAAAACGTGACCCCGTCGAGTGATCTTTGAACGACATATTGAGTAGCTCCTGACATGATATCCCACGACAGAAAGTTACTCTGTTGACCAGTTTGTAAATTAAAATTCGTGGGCGTACCTGGAATCATATCTGAAACCTCTATTTCTTCGGTTCAGGTTCTGACTCTTGTCTCTTTTCGCTCATATGCAAATCTATGAAGTTTTCCATTGATTGTCGTAATCCATCAGCAGAACCAGAAGTAAAATGGTGCATCATATCTTGAGCCGCCATATGCTTCATATCTGGTTCACCAGCTTCTGTGGATACATGCTCAGGCTTCATAGAAGTTGGGCCGGCGATTCTCTCGCCGCCACCTTCTTTTCGCTTGCTCATCATGGCTTCGAGAGCTTTTTTCTTATCCCACATTATCATTACTCACCGCCAGTAGCAGACTGAGATGAGCTTGAAAGTAATATGCTCATACCAATTACAGTTCCGTTTACTGGAGCTGTCGGAGTTCCTTCAAAATAACATTGAGAAACGATATAAGCTCCACTTGCTTGGCCAAGAATTACAGCCTGAGATCCTGCATTTGAAATAATTGTTTGGTTTGGATCTCCAAGCAATTCAACGTGATCAACTCCAGAGAAGATGCTTGCCTCGACTGCTCCTGAGCCACCAATTGCACCTGTTGAGCTTGCAATAAATACGACACCAACGGCCGGAGTAATTCCCTTAGGTAAACCGACGGCCTGCCATTGGGCAAGAGTGGTTGATCCAACAGAAACTATTACATATGTTGAGTTTGCAGTGACACTTGTTAATGGAGTTCCTGAAACGGGTGATCCGAATCCAGCAGATCCATACAAATATCTATTATAACAATCTTGCAAATTAACTATGATGATACCAGCTCCTGGATTTGGATTTCCCGGGGCTTGATAAGTCACAGATCCAGTATGAGCTCCACCAGTTGTCGCAAGACTTATGGTGATTGCGCTTGATGAAACGATGCTGGCAATTATGGCTCCTGCTGGAATTCCAGTTCCCTGAACCGGCATGCCGATTGAAAGAGCAGACGTTCCTCCGGGAATACCTGTTAAATTCACACTGTTATTATAAGTGGCAGTGAATGATGCCGAGGTGTTCATAAAAACACTGGCAATACCTTGTCCTTTTAATGATCGGATACCCATGCCATTTCCATTGGTGGAATCGACAATGAAGTTTAGATCTAATTGAACTGGTTTTTTGTGGAAAGTGTAATAAAACTGTTTGTATCTACGATTTGACATTTTGTGTTCCTTTGAGGTTAAGGTTTTTCTACTTCTTAGGCCCCCGCCCGTATGTAGAGAGAGGGGTTTCTAGCCCCCCTCAATTTGTTAACTATTAAAATTCTTGTGTTTGAACCGCGATGATTCCGTTGTGACCTGGAAGTTTGCAATATTGTTGCATGTAACCGCCAATTCGTAATTCCGCACTGTCACTGCCTGGAACTCGGAGAATTTCGATTTCATCCATGTATTTAAGGATATGAGGTGCCTCATTCTGAGACCGCAAAACCCATGAATCCATTTCAAGACAATTGAAAACTCCATCTGGACAATTTCTATCCGGGAATACAGACATAGTTGTATTTGCACCATTGACTTGGACACCACGGAAGCCGATCTCTCCGATTTTCTCATCAAGATAAACAACCTTAGAGCCAAGAGAGATGATCAAACTTGCATAAGTTGAGTAAGAGCAAGCTGCAACGTCTACACGACCGCCATTGAGGGCAATTCGTGAAGTTCCTTGTTGAAGTGCTTCCTCAAAACTTAAACCAGTACCATCATAGAAAACTCCAGCTAAACGTTGATTGTCCACACTGCGATTTACACCAAAAAAAGCATCCGAACCGCTTGGAGGTGTGATTGGCAACCAAGCTTGAAAGCCGGCAAGTTTCAACAGACTATTAGTTGTTGTTGAGCCAGCGGGCTGGAAGTTGTTGTTTGAAAGAGATGGCAAATCACCTTGAACTGCCAAATAGTAACCAGCAGGAATGTCAGTTGCGACTGTTGATGTTGCAGTTGTTCCAGTCAAAACACCGCCATTGCGATCGACTTTTGTTAACACAATAACATCGGCTGGAGCTGTACCAGAACCATCATAGTTTTGCACGCCAACGATATATTGGTTAACTTCGAATTGGACAGCATCATCTGGATTGCTAAGAGTGATGGTCACAGTATATGGTCCGCCACCTGTTGCAGAAATCGCACCGACTTGACCGATTGTTCCTGCACCATTTCGAAATTGCGCAGAAGCAATACGATTGGTTGCAGTCTGCCAAGCAGCATCGATCATCAACTCAGAACCATCAATGAACGCGCCTGGATCAGTGATCGCAGCAGCTAGTAATTGTCCATCGATTGTTGCTAAAGAGAAGTCAGCAACACGAGTCATTAAGAACTCGGCGACTGATGCAGATGATTGATTGTTGTAAGCAGATGCGAAGGTTGCAGAAGCACCTTGCGACAGCGAGTAAACAACTGGGTTAGGCCAGAATTTACCAGGAAATTGAGTTTCCTTGCTCATCATGGCAAGCATCGGATTGTCTTTAAAGGTTAGCCATTGAACTTTTTGATTATCATACAATTCTTTTAAAATACCCGGGACCGTGGCATTTGAATAAGGAGTAGACATGATTGAACCTCATTGAAAGTTTGATTTGTTTTTGCTTTTGAGTGAAGCGATCATGTCCAATGTCTGATGGACTAGTCTGTCTATGCGTCGCATTACTCCATACATAAGACTACAAAAGCGGCAAGAGTCTAGTTACCCTTTTGAAATGAAAGGGGGCTTAAGTTATGGCAAGCAAAAAGAAAGTCGGTAAACGTAAAACCGGCAAAAAAATTGGAAAAGCAAAAACAAAACGGAACTTCAAAAAGACTAAAAACTCTTAAAGAAAGGCATTCATATGCAAAATCAAGAAACAGGAACAGGATCAGCGTCTCAAAAAGCGACAGTTGGCGGAAAAACATGTGATTTTTCTCACGCTCTTGAGGCTGTAAAAGGCGGCGGTAAAATCTATCGCAATGGTTGGAATGGAAAAGGCATGTATGTCATTCTTGAGACCCCAACAAAGATTGGATTTATTCCATATCTTTTGTTTCGAACTGTGATTGGTGATTTCGTGCCATTTGTGGCATCAAACACCGATTTGTTAGCAACTGACTGGGTTATTCAGGCTAATTAAAGATGAACGCGCACTCTATGTGGTTTTTCATCATGATCTTCATTTTAGGGTGCGCGTGTTTTATGTTTTCCTTAATCCATGCGTTTTAATAACATTCATTAAACGCTCTCTTTTCTCAGCTCTACTTTCATTAACACTAAGTCTGGCACTTGCTGCAGTTGCGGTTATTGCATTGGTCAAGGTTTTCGTTTTAACTGGTACGTTTGAAATAGGCGGGCGTCCAGCCATAGATCCACGTTGAACTTCTGCTGTTGTGGTTGGCTCTGCTGCTGGTGCAGGCTCATCGATCTTTGGAGCAGCTGCATAATCTGCTTTATAAAGATCATCGGTGATCTGCAAAGCCTCTTCAATTGAGATTAATTCTTTACCTTCAGTTGCAATCAAGTTCTGTTCGATGATGGCCATTGCTTGAAGTTCGGCCTCTTTACCTCGATGAGCTGCGAACTTATATTTGGATGCGTCTTTCTTGAGCGTTTCTGCAAGATCATTCTTAAAGTTACTTACGAGTGCTGCATCTCTCTCTATAGCTGCTTTTTTCTCTTTTTCGGTAAACTCCGACCTGATCTTTGCTGTTTCTTCAGCTACAATCCTTCTGGCCTCTTCTACTGGATCAACAGCAGTCTTTTCGGCCATGAGATTAACGATATCTGTCTCAGACCAGCCTAGGAGTTTTAATGCCGCGACTTTGTCTTTGCTGAAAGTTTCATTGTAAAGCTTAGCCTTTGAAATAACGTCATCATATTCTTTCTGCTTAGCGACTAATTCCAATTGATCCTTTTTGACCTGCTCGCGAGCTTTGAATATCTCGGCTTCTTTTTTGATAAAAATGGCAAGTTTATTATCTTTATCCATTGTTGTGGTCGTTGCAGGAGCTGTATCTATTGCCGAGGCTCCGGCTGCAGGAACAACTGGCTCAGCTGCTTTGACTGTAGCAGGAGGGTTTGCCGATATCAGACTTGGGTTTGCTATAGCTGCTGGATTCCCGGTTGCAAGTTTTAATGCTGATTCTTTAGACATCTTGTCTCCTTAAACTATGATTTTATTTTTTGGTTTATTCCCATGTTCATCAACGCCATGAGTGATTGTGCCCATGTTTTTCTTGGAAACTCCCCATTTGAGTTGATGTGATGGACGCTTCTTAGCTTCAATTAGAATCAAATGCTCAACGCCTAAATTGTCTTTCCACCAGCATTCGCCGGCCTTCCAAAGCGCCATTGCTCTATTCTTCCAATCCATAGAGCGACCTTTTTTGTCTTGGGAATGCTCTGCGATCATGTTTTTCAGATGCATATCTAAGCTTTTCATAGTCATTTGAGTCTGTTTTACCCACTGATCGCCATCTGGAAAACTCAACACATAGGTCATAAAGCACGGTAAATCCCATTTAGAACCTTTGATCTTAGAAACATTCTTCCAACTCATGCGGCACCTTTTTGTGAGAACGGCATCATATCACTAACCGGAGGTGCAGCAGCCTTTGCCTGAGGCGCAGCTATTTGTTGTTGAGCGATCATCTGAGCTTTGGCTTGATCTGCAGCCGCTTGTTGTTGAACTTGTCCGGCAACTGCTTGAGCTTGTTGTCCTTGAGCAATAACTCCATTTTCCTCATCGATCATTGCCATGAATGTTCTGAGTTTGCTTAAGTATTTAGCAGGACAGTTATTGAGCTTAGCAAAGTTCATGTATTTAAGCGCATAATCTTTAGCTAGAGCCAAATCCCACTCGGAATCAGGTCTCACCATTTCGCCATCATAGATAATGCTCTCGATTGATTTGCAGATTAGATCCTCAGCTGCATCGGCAAGCTTGTCTGCCATCTCAACATCTGGTTTGCGTAATAGGCGGCGGCCTGCGCGTGGGCTAATGATTCCGGCCTGCATATATTCTTGGACAGTCTGAAGTTTTGCGTCTGGTTCTTCAGGTAAACTTGATGTCGGGAATGCCTTAAGCCAATACTCATCGCCTTGAAGATCGATGTCAGCCCAATCCACAGTCTCTAAAAACATTGTATTTGGATATTGGACCTCATATTTGCCCTTTTCTTTGAAAATATCACGGGCTGTTTCAATGCACTGATGAGCTACTTCAAGCGCAAAGTCCTCAACGATCTGGCCAAAAAACAATTGGCGATCTTCATTGATATCATTGACTGTTCTAAGTGCTTTGCCAGAGTTAATTCCAATTGGTTTTAGGTTTGAAGCTGAGAGTTGAGAGACTCCTTCTTGCTCATAACCATCACGTTTAAGAGATTCGATCTTCTCGGCGTTCGAGTTATCAATTGCAGGTGGAACAATATATTGCGGAGGAGTGCCGCTATATCGAATAATTGTTGCGACCTCATTGTTCAAATGCTGGCTCACGATTTTGCTGGAGTTTTCAACTAAGATTTTGAAGCTTCCTTGCATCCAGCGAGACTTTTTATCAAGAATCATGAGGCTATTTATTTCGCTTTGAAGATTCTGGACTCGCTCACATACGCCTTGACCCCAATATCCCAGCAATCGCTT